AAGTCTCGTGAAATACGGTACTTTTGAAAAAGCAGCGGGGGCTGCATAAAAAACGTGGGGACTAGCGAGCGGCGATCACGGAACCGTCAAGGCTGTCACAGCGGAACCGGGCGATCTGCGACTCCTCGATGAGATCTGGATGATACCACCAGTCCTCATATGGTTGTCCGTTGTTGTAGCACGAAACATTGGTACATACAGGACGATACCCGTAGGCGGCCAGTATAGTGGCGATCACGTCCTGCGTCCTCTGTCCAAACCGGTACTTGTCATGCTCAACAGTCAACAACTTGAACTTTAGTTTGTAAAAAGGAAACTTGGGGAGAACTCCAAGCGTTGCCTCGTCCACATCAAACGAAAGATAGTCAATTGGTTGAGTCCAGTCAAATGGGCAGCTGGCCGCGAACTTGTCGAACCAGTCATCCTTGAGGAGATCAAGCTGAAGAAAGGTTGCTGAACGCTCTTGCTTGAACTTTTCCGAATAGTCCTCAAGATCGATACAGACCCCCTTCCACCCACAAAACTTCTCGAGGGCCCACGAGTTGCTGATGTGCTTGGGGTCCTGGCACCCTAGGTCCATAAAGGTTCCAGAAGGGTTCTTGCCGAGAATCTTATAAACAAAAAGGTCCTGACTTGCCTGAGATACACTCTCGAACGCCATGTGTTACTGTAGCCGCGACTTCTTTAATAAAAAAATAAAACATGGAAAAACAAATGAGGCCAGTATGTCTCATCACTGGTTCGTCCGGTCTCGTCGGATCAAATTCTGTAAAACTTTTTATTGATGAGGGCTTTGACGTGATCGGTGTCGACAACGACATGCGAAAGTATTTTTTCGGAACTTCCACTGATGAAGTGAGGGAGGGCCTCGAGGCCCGGTTCGCCGGGCACTTCACCCACTGCTCCGCGGATATCCGTGACTATGGATCTCTTGAAAATATTTTTAAAAATAATTTTATAAATTGTATAATCCACTGTGCAGCACAGCCGTCCCATGACTGGGCGGCCAAGGAGCCCTTCACTGACTTTGGGGTGAACGCTCTAGGAACCCTGAACCTGCTTGAACTGACCCGCAAGTACTGCCCCGCCGCCAGCTTCATATTCATGTCAACCAACAAGGTCTATGGGGACACGCCCAACCGACTGCCCGTGGAGGAGCTCCCCACCCGGTATGAGTTTTCAAAAGATATTGATGAAACAATGTCAATAGACCAGTGCAAGCACTCGCTGTTCGGGGCAAGCAAGGCGGCCGCCGACCTTCTCGTCCAAGAATACGGACGTTATTTCAATATGAATACAGTGTGCTTCCGAGGGGGCTGCATCACGGGGTCAGACCACCAAGGGGCCCAAGAGCACGGGTTCCTCGCATATCTCGTCAAGTGCGTGGCAAACAACGAGCCGTACAAGGTTTTTGGTTACAAGGGAAAGCAGGTCCGGGACAACATCCACGCGTATGATCTGGCCAGAGCCTTCATGGCCTTCCACAAGAAACCCAGGTCGGGCGCTGTCTATAACATAGGAGGAGGCCGGGCCAACTCGGTGAGCATCCTCGAGGCGGTCGCAATGATAGATCCAGCGTACAATAAACTAGAATTTATCAGTGAGGAGCGTTCGGGGGATCACATATGGTACGTGTCTGACCTCACCCGGTTCAAGACGGACTATCCAGAGTGGGACATCACTCTGTCACTTGGTGATATCATCAACGAGCTTATATCTAAAAAGAAGAACTAATATTTTGTTATAATGCCTTTTAAAATATTAAGAGGCGATGTGGATGCGTCCAAGTTTTCGCCTGATATCTTTCCAGAGGACTCGACTGTAGTAGTAGACAACCCACTCTACCACGAGGACGGCCGCAAACTCATCCTGCTCATGTTCGAGCCCGAGGCCATAGTACCCGTGCGGGGGCCAACCCTTGAAAACGGCCACCGGTTTCACAGGATCTACACATGCGACGCAGGGGTTCTCAAAGCCTTCCCAGACACTGCTGTAAGGATACTGGGGAACTACACACGAATGACGGAGGAGGAGATTGCGTCTGTAGATGTTTCTAAAAAAGAATTTAAAATTTCTTTTTGGGCAAGCTCTAAACGCGGGTGGCCCTTGGCGTATGGCCATGGCCTCCGGCTCAACTTGCATCTTAACCAGAACCACTTTCCCAAGAACTGTGTTTTCTATCGCTCGGAGATACCTTTTTATGACTATGTAGTCCCTGATATTAATAACAACCCCGTACTAAACTATGAAAACAAGGCGAGCATCCTCCGCGACTTTCAGTACTCCGTCACGATCGAAAACTCACGGCAAGAAAACTATTTTTCTGAAAAGTTGATAGATTGCCTCATCATGAAAACCATCCCCATGTATTGGGGGTGCCCGAACGTGTCCGAGTTCTTCGACACTACCGGGTGGATAATATTTGAGGATGGTCGAGATCTGCTGAAAAAAATAAACAGTCTTGACGAGGGCCACTATGCCAAGCACTTGGACAGTGTAGAGAAGAACTTTCAGGAGGCCCTAAAATACGCAGACTTTTACAAAAACTTTGAAAGGCAGGCGCGTCCTACTCCGTGATGGGTTTGTAGAGTTCAATCATCGTATCCTCCCATTCTTTGGGAATATTTGACGGGAGCCAATAGTGATCTCCTTTGTGAGGCGTTCGGAAACGGGCCCGTAAATGGCTTTCAGTAAACCTGAAATTACCCAAAGGAAGGGTTAATTTGGGAAAGTCGTCCTCGCTCATTTCCACGTGAAGATATCCGTCAAAGTGACGACACAACTCCCGCAGGGGAACATATACGTGATAAGGGGATATATCAAAGGGCAACGCATCAGTCATACCAGGTTTCCATAGAGTCTCGGGCCACTTATTATCTATAAATATCTCCTTCAACACCGGCTGGCTCCATATAAACAAAGGATCCTTGAAATTCTTTATAAACTTTATATATGATTTACCCATGCGTTGCGACGCGCCAAGACCCGCAATCCTGATGCATTCGGGCCAGTGGGAATAAGCAAGGCCCTTTTTTGGATACGGATCCTGCTTCAACAAGTCCAGCCCTTCGTTAAAAACCTCCATGTCAAAGTCTATGAAGACGTGATCATCATTCTGACAAAAAAATATTAATTTATTTTCAGATATTTGTGAAATAATAGGGACCCACTCCTCTTGTTTCTCAAGTCGTCTGGGTTCGAGGCTAGCCTTCGGGCCGAAAAGTTCCGCACAGTACTCCGCAAGTTCGGGCCATCTTTCGGCGTAGTTATCATCCAACTTTACAAAAAGAAGAACTTTGTCAAACTTAAATTTCGTATAACTTTTCAGGGTCTCTTTGAAGATGTCAAACCTACTAAAACGGTTTGGACAAAAGTTGACTGTATGAGACCAGCGTTTGTCAGTTATAAATACAGAAACAATGAGGTCCATATAAAAGATAAACTTTCTAATCTTTTATATGGAGCGCAAGATTTGGTATGCCCCGAACCAGTTCGAGGCGTATGGAGAGGCGGAGATCAAGGCGGTCGAGGCCTGCCTGCGCGACGGCTGGCTGGCAGGGTTCGGTCCGCGAACTCTAGAGTTCGAGGAGAAGGTTTCCGCGCGGTTCGGAAAGAAGCATGGCCTCTTTGTCAACTCGGGGTCGAGTGCCATCCTCCTCGGCCTCTGCGCGCTTGACCTTGGGCCCGATGATGAGGTAGTGACCCCTGCCTGCGGCTTTGCAACCACCGTTGCTCCTATTATTCAGGTGGGCGCCAAGCCCGTCTTCTGTGACGTGCAGGCTGGCGGGTACTACGTTCCGAGTGTGGAGAATATCCGGGCCGTCGTCACCCCAAAGACCAAAGTCCTCCTTATTCCTAACCTCATAGGCAACACCCCAGACTGGAAGGCGATCCGCGAAGCCTTCCCGGACCTGATCCTCTTCGAGGACTCGGCCGACACTGTCACAGAGACTCCATGGTCCGACCTGTCCACCACGAGCTTCTACGCGAGCCACGTCATCACGGCCGGCGGCGTGGGCGGCATGGTGATGTTCAACGACCCGGCCCTGCTCAAGCGGGCCATCATGTTCCGGGACTGGGGCCGCATCGGCGACAATATCGAGGAGCCCTCTGAGCGCTTCAACCACTCGGTCGATGGGATCCCGTACGACTGGAAGTTTCTCTATGGAGCCCTCGGGTATCACCTCAAGGCGAGCGAGATGAATGCCGCCTTTGGACTCGCGCAGTGGGCCCGGCTCGACGACCTGCTGGCCAAGAGACGGGCTGTATTCGAGCGTTACCTCGAGCGACTGAAGGACTCCGAGTACACCTTGCCCAACGACACCTTCCGGCCCAACTGGCTCGCCATCCCGCTGATGTGCAAGCCGGGCAAGCGCCTCGAACTCCTCACATTTCTAGAGAACCACGGGGTTCAGACCCGGGTGTGCTTCGCTGGAAACATCACGCGCCACCCTGCTTACAGAGACAAGTACCTGCAGGCCTTTCCGAACTCGGACGCCATCATGGGCGACGCCTTCCTACTCGGGGCCCATCACGGGATGTCTATCGCGGACGCCGATCGCGTCTGCAATCTCCTCATTGAATTCTCCAATATAGGAAAGCCCAAGGGGTGTGTCCTCTGCTGAGATGCCGTTCAAACGCGCCACCTCGGCCAGGGTGCGTTTGGTCTCGTAGACCAGATCCCGGACCCGACCGTCACACTTTGTAAAATTAGTCACGACTTTGTGAATATCACCGACCCAAAAAAAATCAAAATATTTATTTTCATGAATTTTTACTTGGCCAGAAAGACATGAAGATATGAAGCGGGTAGATGGCTCGTCGGGGCCATAACACCCATAGATCCTAAAGACCTGACAGTTGGGGATGGCCCGTGCGAGTCTCTCGCACTCTTGCTTGGCACGGCCATAGGGGGTCTCTGGTGCACAGAGGGCCGCACCACTCGAGAACCACACGAGGCGCCTAAACTTGTGCGAGTGTCGTGCAACATTCTCAAACATTGAAATATTATTTTTAAAAACTTTTTCATCATCCTTGACGAGACGACTCCCCCCGACGGCCGCACAGTGAATGACTAGATCAAAAATATTATTTTCAAAAAAAGAGTCGACCGCTGCACGGTCTGTGAGGTCCAGATCTTGGTGTGATATGGCCGTCGCCCCAAGATCTCTGACGAGGTTGCGCCCTATGAAGCCGTTGGAACCTAGAACACATGGTTTCATTTTATATAAAGTATTTGTTCTTTTATTTACATTTTTCTTACCGAAAACCCTAGATCAACTATAATAGACTGCCCATTTGTAGAATTATTGAACAAGCATAGATAGCGAGAAAGTTGCCACAGATCTTCGAGTTGAACAAACCCGGGGAGTTTGGCAATCTGTTCGGGGCCAAGATTGCTTCGGGTCATGGGATTGTCCACTGGTCCGGGCAAGAGGGCGTTTATGAAGATATTTTGAGAGCCGAGATCAATAGAGCAGCTTCTCACGAGACCACCGAGTGCTGCTTTAGATACTGTATATGAAAACTTATTATCTCTTGAAAACTCTTGCCACAGAGAACTTATCACAAGACAGCGAGATCCGGACACCAACTTTCCAGCCTTCACGAGAGCGTCTAATGTCTTGACAACGTATCCAAGATTTCCATCAACAACTGCAGCGTAGTTTTCATAATCTATTTCACCAATTTTGTCGTTGATATTGACGCCTTGGCACCATATGGCCGCCTCTACGTCAGGGACATCATCAACCGCAAAGTTTCGAGATGCGCCAATGACAGTCTTTCCCGCCTCTCGAAACTTTTTAGACAGAAACTGTCCTATAGATCCAGTTTCGCCAAATATGAGAACTACCATATGTAGACTATACAAACGAATCTTTTATTGTCTCGCACAAAATATCAGAAACTTCTCGAGTTTCAAACTTAAAATTTCCTTGGCTAATAGGCACGATAAATTTCAAAGAGTTGCCTGTTACCTTCTTATCCTCCAAGAGTACTCTTTTTAATGAAGAAAAATCAAAGTTTACCGATAGGCCCTCTATGAGATCGTAACAGAGCTTTTCTACTTTTGTATCACAATAGCCGAATACTCTATTCACGGAGAGAATCCCAAACACGACAGAAACTCCGTGAGGGATGGCGTAGTCTGACATGTATTCCACTGCGTGACCTATGGTATGTCCATAGTTGAGGGCCCTTCGTATGCCCTTGTCGTAAGGATCGCGTTCTATTACTGCACGCTTGATCAAAAGTGAAACTTTTATCAAATCAGTCATGCTTGAACTCTTTTCGTATATATCAAGCGCCCCGCCTATAATACACAACTTGAGGATCTCCCCTTTGCCAGATGCGATGTCACGTGCACTCAGCGTATTCAGGAACTGGGTATTTATTATAACTTCTGAAGGCGAGCTGAAAGTGCCGATATTATTCTTTGAAAAATCACCATTTAGACTGCTTTTTGATCCTATGCAACTATCGGCCATAGAAAGCAACGTCGTGGGCCAGTAAACCCATTCAATACCTCTGTTAAATATAGTACTAACAAATGCTCCAATGTCTTGAACAATACCGCCGCCTATAACTACAACGCGCGTGGGTTTTGACATATGAGATATAACAGACATCACTGTATTAATATTTTTGTTCTTCTCGACTGCGTCAATCTCATAATAGTGCCCGCGGGTTCCTATATATTTACGAAGATTCTTATCAATAATAACAAAATCGCCGTCACGGAACTCTGGAAGTTTATCTGAAAAACTTACACGATAACTGGCGGGCGTCTTGATATCAAACGCGTCCAAGCTCATATCGGCCGGGTCCCAAGTCACCGTGGTTTCATCAATTACAAAGGAGCGATGAATTCGGGGTTTTACGAGTTCTGTTCTTTTGTGAAATGTCTTGGCAAGTGTGTGGGCTTTTTGGCCGAGATATTCCATCCATTGATATTCGAACTCATGCGCACTCGTGATGGCCTCGTCCCATACTTCAAATAGTTCGGGTGTGAGTTTCATTATAATATATCGTGTTTCTACATAATCCAGGAGGCCTTCATAGTACAGATTTTCTACAAATGCACGAGACGACTTGCTTATAGAGCCGCCCATATATGTCGGTTTGTTCAGAACTTTGACTTTTCGGAAGGTTTCTGTTACAATTTTCATTATATCAGGAGAATCTATTTCAGACCTGGATATGCCCATCGATCCAACAAGATCTACCCGGCCAATAGTAAAGTAGTCTATATTTGAACCTATACTCAGTAGCAAATCAAGATTGTTGATGGCTGTAATAGTTTCAATGTTGATACCACGGGGCATCCCTATATTGTCGGTCGCGTCTATATACTTCTCGAGAGCATACTTTGTCTCGATCATCGGACCGACTATTGAGTCGCAGCACAGTTCCGACGCGAGTTTAATATCAGTCTTTGCCTCTGGTCCGCCGATTTTAACTGATAGCTTAATACCATTCTTTGCTGTAAGATGGCGAAGCCTTGTGATGTCGTTCAAACAGGCCCCCTCGTCTTCAAGTGACGTTTTTATTCCAATACAATTAAATTTTGTAATTAATCTTCCTATGTGCATTAGATTACACGAGAGACATTTCTTTATTCAAAACATCGCGATCTAGAAAGGGCCACATATCGTGCATAGGCCGGTTATCAAACGTGCCATCTGGATTCATAAAGTTACTCAAGCGTGGATACCTTTGCTGAACTTTGCAGGGGATGTCGACAAGGCACGGGCCGTGAAAAGCAATAGCATCTTCTATACTCGTAAAGTACTGTAGGTCCCACGCGTAGCACACCTTTTTTACGTCAGGGCAAGGAACCTCCACTCCGAAACGCCGCTGAAAACAACTGTCTTGCGTTATCTGGATAGCCCCGTAGCCACCGTTATTAAAATAGAGAATCTTGACTGGTAAATCAAGACTTTTTATAGTCTGTAGTTCTTGAATATTAAACTGGAAAGACCCGTCACCGACTATGACCCACGTCGTCTTCCCGCTTTGTATGGCACAGCCAATTGCGCACGGGATCTCATAGCCCATATCTCCATGTCCGCTCATTATATAGCGGTCCCCCTGCTTGATTACACACTGATGCCAAGCTGCACATACTATAGAACCAGAAGACGAAACAACCACTCCTTCAGAGGGTTTTATATCAAAAAACTTGTTCAAAATATTATAAGGGCACGATGGGTCACCTGGGTTCGGAAGTTCACGGGCCCACATAGCCTTCCATTTTAGGGTCTTTTCGAGCCACTCGGTTGCATCCTTATCAGGAATAGTAGAACCGAAAAACTCGAAGAGTTCTGTTATACATATAGTGTGAGCATTTGGAGCAAACCAGTCCGGCCTGTATCCCATTATAGGCTTGCCCATACGACACCCTAGACTTAGGACAAGGTCTGCATTTTGAATAGTAAAGTTGCCCGCGCGATCACCTATAATTCCAACGCGGCCGATATTATAGTCCGGTACAAGATCTGTTCCGAAAAAAGAACACACGACAGGAACCTTGTGCTTATTCACAAAGTCTTCGAGAAGGCGCTCCGTTCCAGAGCTTCGAACTCCCCCGCCCACAAGCAAAACTGGCCGCCTTGCGTCGAGCCACTTATCCACCGGAAAAGTCAATGGTTCTTTCCCAGGTTCGGGGGACCATCCTTCCATGGTTTCCGGTATCTGCATCGACTGAACATCAAGTGGAATAGAGAGCCATACGGGCCCTGGCCGACCTCTCGTCAGGTTCCAGATGCACTGGTCAAGCACGGCCAGCGTCTCTGCAGGATCGCACAACTCGTAAGAAAACTTTGTCATATTCTTTACAGCATCTATGATGTCGCAGTCTGAACCCGAATATATGCGTGTTGAGTGCTTGAGATACCTGACGTTCTCCTTGCTTGGAACAGCCCCGCTTATGAAGAAGATGGGCACACTGTCCTGATAGGCCACAAGGCAAGGGGTTATGGCGTTCGTGGCGCCACACCCAGCCGTCACGCACACAACGCTCGGCCTCTGGCTCATCTTCGAGTACCCCATGGCCGAGTAACCACAGGGGTTCTCCCCGTGCTGATAAACAACGTCAAGGGCCTGGCCAAAAGAGTCGTTCAGATGCATGGCGAACCCTCCGGTCACAGAGAAAACCTGTGTAATATTCTTCTCCTTCAGATACTTTGCCACATAGTCTGAAACCTTCATTTACTAGTACCAGGCTCTGTTTTTTATGTACCAATAAACAGTTTCCCTTAACTTTCCCTCAAATTCTTGCGTTTCAGACCAACCGAGTTCTCTGAGGGCCGTACTATCTATAGCGTAACGCGAGTCGTTATGGGGACGCGGATCCGTTACAAACACAGAGCGACCCCTTGAACCCATGATTGAATTAATCTTTTCAAATATTTCAAGGACAGAGTATTCGTGGCGGCTTCCTATGTTGTACGTCCGGCCCACCTCCCCCTTGGATAGAATGCAAGACACGGCACGGGACACGTCATCCACGTGAATAAAGTTTCGGCGGGTCGACCCGTCGCCGTGGATGGTGACGTCTTTTCCGTCAAGTATCTGGGTTATGAAGAGGGGGATGACCTTTTCAGGATACTGCTGAGGCCCAAAGACGTTGTTTCCTCGTGTAATGATACAAGGGATCTTGTACGCATTCGCATAGGCTCGAACATAGAGCTCCGCCGCCGCCTTGCTGGCCGAGTAGGGATTGCTCGGGTTTAGGGGCGAACGCTCATCCGAGGTGGCCAAAGGGCCAACCTCTCCGTAGACTTCATCCGTACTTATGTGAATAAACTTTTTGAGTTTTCCATAGTCTTTGGCCGTCTCGAGAAGAACGTGGGTCCCTAGAACGTTGTCCTTTGTGTACTGAAAGGCCGAGTCGAAACTCCGTGTCACCTCCGATTGCGCAGCAAAGTGGATGATGACCTCGGGTTGGTGTTCGCGAAAAATGTGTACCATATGGTAACGTTCCGTTATGTCACCTCGGATATACGTATAGCGGTTCTGCTCTGGAACATTCCTCTCACGGGCCATGTAGTCGCACTTGTCAATATTCACAATCTCGTGCTCTGAAGTGGAAAGTATGTGCTTTACAAAATTTGACCCTATAAAACCGAGTCCTCCGGTCACGAGAATCTTCATATAAAAGAGTAAACAGACCTTTTTATATGAAGTGTGTTATTGCCATAGAGGATCCCACTGACTATATAGATGATCCTACTGTTGATTGGTCCCGGACAGGCGGCGACCCCCGAGTCTTTCTCGAGAGCAAAAAAGTATGGGAAAGAACAATTGCGGCTCTAGACCCTGACTTTACAGTGGTGTTCTGCAAGACGGACGCGACTATACCCAAAGGTGAGTGGCGCAGAGACGGAAACTCTGTATGGTTACCCGGCCGTCGCGCAGACTCCGAGCTCCTCGCGTTTGGCATGAATATATTAACGTATGTTGACCAAAACTTTGAATATGATTTCTTGCTGACGACAACACTCGGCTCATTCTGGGTAATCCCTCGATTGAAAAAAGTTCTTGAACATCTGCCAAGAAAGGGCGTCTACACGGGCCGCAAGTGGGATGCGGGGTCACTCGCGTGGCCTCCATGGGAATTTATATCAGGTTCTGGAATTGTTTATTCAATGGACGTTGTCCGGGGAATGATAACCCATCGGCTTATTCTCGAGAGAGACCCTTGTCCGTGCGATGACGCGAAAATAGGTTTATTTATGCTAAATTGTGGGATATCCGTGCTTCGGCAGGACTGGTGGATGGATCTCGACCAGAACACGCTCGAGGGCCTCGAAGAGCGCATTCGTGAGAGCGACGCGCGGGGAATTGTTCAGTACCGTGTGAAGAACTGCGCAAACAGACTATACTTTGATCCTATTATCCTCAACAGACTTTACGATTATTATAAAGATTTAAAAGTTTAGATACACATGGCCCGAATAGTCACGACCATGACTGTCATCCCGACTCGGGAGGTGGCCCTCGTCAAGTCCATTATGAGTGTAAAGAATGGCGTGCATAAGCCGGACGCCATGTATGTCAATATACCCAACGAGTATGTTCGGTTCGAAGAGCAGATCGCCCCTTGGCTCAAGCCCGTCCTTGAAGCCATAGGGGTCACTGTGCTCGAACTCGAGCACGACAGATGCTGTCTAAACAAGATCCTTCCTATACTCTCGTTTGAAAAGGACCCAGATACGCTCGTCGTAACAATTGATGACGATATTATCTACTCCCCTCTCTTTGTCGCCGGCCTCCTCGAGGGCTACAAAAAGTTTGGGGGAGTCGTGGGATACTCAGGTCTTTTGTACCCTGAAAAGGCGGAGTCCTACGGGCTAAAATCGGAAGACTACAACGTGCGCGTAGGTCACGGCTGTCCGACCGAGATACTCCAACAGGGCTTTGGAACAATGACAAAGATATCTTCGTTCTACGGTTTTCCGAACGTGCCTCCCTTGCAGAAGGGCCAAGATGCCTCGTTGTATCTGAGTGATGACTACGTCATCTCACGGTTCTACGACTCCAAGAGGCTCGTCAAGACGGTCGTCTGCTGGGACCAGATCGGCCGCTTCAAGGATGACTGGACTACCATATGCACGCTAGGGGACGACGGGATGAAACACAAACTAAGCGAGGAGCGAAAAAGCCTACAAGACTATTTGAGATCAAGTGAAATTATTACAAGACTATGGAACTGGCCCTACTAGATAACGTCCGCCACGTCCTTGTCCAGACGGACCTCCACAAACACCGGCAGAAACAGCGCGTGCGCCTTGGTCTTCTTGTCGGTGATCAGCGCGTTATACTTGACCGCCACCACCCTTCCCACAAACTCGCGCGGGTCCGAGCGGCGCTCCTCGTCGCTCAGACCCGTCCCCACGGAGCACTTGACCCTTCCGTCAGCGCTCGTCACCTCCAGCGCGCCTATGAGTCCAGAGTACTTGCCCGTGCCAGCCGTAGTACCAGTGCATATCAGATCCGCCTCAAGCTCAGCCTTCATCTTGACCTGGTGCTTGACCCTCTTGTTCTCCCAAGGCCCCTCGGGGTCCTTGAGGATCAGGCCCTCCTCGCCCTCATCCAGTTTTTCTTGATACAGAGCCTGGGCAATAGCCAGGTTGTTTATCATCGTCGTCTGGGCAACACGGATACCCCTTGTTCTCGTCCCGTTCAGCAGGGTCCAGCGGGCATAGCAGGGCATCTTACACGAGCCGCGGCGAAAGTCTGTCAGGGGAATACGGTCCCACACGACTGCCCGAATGCGCTTCGCCACCTCTTCAGTCCCCGTGCCTTTCTGGAACTTGGTCAGCAGACCGTTACCCGTCTTGCGGTCAAGCACCTTGCCCTGCGGGCCAGAGACCAGGAGTTCGCCGTCGAACACAAGGTCCGCGCCGTCAGCCATCGTCAGAAAGTCCTCGTCAAGAGCCTCGAACAGGTCGAGTTCCTTGCCGTTTCGCGAACGGTACGAGACGGCCCCATTCTCCACTATCGCGTTGAACCGCATCCCGTCCATCTTGGTCTGGGCCATCATAGGAAACTTGATTTTGGTTGAGCCATTCATAGGACTGACCAACTGGCACGGGTAAGAGAGCACAAGGTCGGGCCAGATCTTCTCGACAGTTGACTCACTCACACCACACCGAAGATTGCGGCCAATGACCAACTTGAGAACCTCTCGGTCATCAGAAGACAGAGAGCCCAGGAGAATCGAGACGCGCTCTTTGGCCAGACTCCCCGTCACCTTGCGGGACGCGATGTCCGTCACGAGATCCGAAAGGGCCGCATCAAGTGTTATTTTTTGGGTTTTTTCTATCACATCAGGAATCTTTTTGATATAAAAATTGATGGTCGGGTCGAGTGCCAGGCGGAAAGCCTCCTTGAGGGCGTCGTTCGACTCGTGCTTTTCAAGTATAGCCTCCTTCTCGAGACGACTCGAGGTTGCCTCAAGGCGCTTGAGAATAGACAGGATAGACATTGACTTAGAGGTCACAGGCCTTGAGACTCAAGGACACACAACATGGAAATCAACCTTCGCTCCATGGCCGAAAAGATCTGGGCCGAACTTGGACCCGGGTTTAGCGAACGCGTCTATCACAACGCCTTTGAGGTTGAACTGCGTCTGAGAGGCATACCCTACGAAACCGAGCGCATCATCACCGTCTCGTATCAGAACCATAACGTGGGTAACCTGCGGGCAGACCTGGTTATAAACGGAGAGATGATTGTAGAACTTAAATCAACCACGAAACTCAAGGAGGAGTTTGTCAACCAGGCCAAGAACTATATGCGCTTGACTGGAATACCTTACGCACTCCTAATCAACTTCCCCGCAGTCTCGGGCGACATTGAGGTGCGTTTTTTCTCTGCTGAAAGTAAGGATGACGGTCATGAAGGAGTGGTTCCCCCGCGACGAGCAGTTTCTGATCAAGTTGGAGAAGCAATGTAACGCGTACCAAAAGCACTTTACGAGCGAGTACACAACCTATTCCACATCGGCCCGCCGTTACAACATCCCTATCCTTGTTATATCAGCCGTAAACGGTCTGACCGCCGTTGGACTCAACTCCTTTGTTGAGCAAAAATATGTGAGCGTTCTCAACGCAATCCTTTCGGCAGGCACGGGCGTCTTGGGATCCATACAGCTTTATCTCAAGATTAGCGAGAAGCAGACCAAGGCTATGCAGGCCTCGCTGCTTATGAAACGCTTGGCCCTGAAAATCTCCAAGGAAATCAGTATAGACCCTCCCCAGCGTCAGACGGATGGAAAAACTTTTATTCAAGAATGTTTTGGAGAATTTAATGCGGCTCTCGAGAATGGCAACCCCATAGAGGTCACTCTAGACAACCACGTAACTGTGAATATAGAAGAACCCTCTACAAAGAAGGGTATGTTTGGTTTTAGGAATTCGCCACCTGGTACGCCGTCCCGCGAGTCGTTCGACTCTGGGGCCCGCGGAAAGTCTCTTTGGAACACTCTGCGGGTTGATAATCTGAAAGAGGTGTTTCGGACACCATCGCCGGCTTCAAGCCTGGCCTCCTAGAAACCTCCACGAAGGCGAAGCACGAGGTGCAGGGTACTCTCCTTCTGAATATTATAGTCAGCCATAGTGCGCTCATCCTCGAGCTGCTTGCCTGCAAAAATAAGACGCTGCTGGTCGGGAGGGATGCCCTCCTTGTCCTGAATCTTCGCCTTTACATTCGCGATCGTGTCCGAAGACTCGATCTCGAGCGTGATCGTCTTGCCCGTCAGAGTCTTGACGAAGATCTGCATTTTACTATTAATCAAGGGTTTGTTTTCTCTAACTTGATGCTACGCACAAGAGACTTGCGCTCATCTTCAAGGCGGTCATGATGCGCGGCGGCCTCCTCCACACTGAGTTCTGCCTGAAGAGGTGCGATCAGATCCCTCAATTCATCGGCACGAAACTTGGGGATCTTCTTCGAGGGCTTGAAGTTCTTGAACGCCTCCTTGGCCCACTTGTAGCGGTTCTTGTAATGAGGGAGTTCTGCCGTTACGATTGCGAGACGCTCCTCCAACTCGGTGAGGTATGCCTTGCTCCGACGCTCTTTCTCAGCGTTTGGAAGGCTATCATAAATATATGAAAGATCCCCATACTCTTCAAGAGCCTCCTTCAGGCCCGCCGCCGTCCCTGGACACTCGTCTCGGATCATGTCAAGTTCTCGGTGAAGATCTTGCTGGAAATACTCGAGGATGTACTTGCATCCAGAAGGCTTGGTGGGCATATCCGCCTTCCGAGCCTTCCAGTTACAGCCATCAGAACAGTACAAACGATTGTTGTCGTCAAGAGCGAAACTGATACCCCAGCCCATTTGTTACTCAGAAACCCTCGCCTCTAAGACGCCAACGGCCCTCTTGTCTGCCTCGCGGTTCCACTTCGAGTTGTAATCTGTAGCCTTTGTATGGGCCCGGACGTGCGTCCATGTGACGACCCTCCCGGTCATGAGCGCCTTGAGCCGTGCCACAAGGTCCATGTTTGCCTTGGCTCTCCATACCCCCATGGCGACATTCACAAGGAGATTACTGTCCGTCAGAATCTCTAGATCCTCTGGGGTCGCTTCGAGAGCCTTTATGGCCGCAGTAAACTCGGCACGATTATTGGTCTGTTCAGAACCTTCTAAAAGTCCTGAACAGTCCAGTTCTGGGTGGTCTGGGAACACAGCAGCCCACGAGCCCCGTGAACCCTTCATCCCGTTACAGGAGCACGCTCCATCAGTAAATACTTTCATTTATTATTTAGGCCTTTACTTTTTTAAGGGCCCGGCGGTTCCGGTTTGCCTGATTCTTACTCCGCACATAATTCTTAAGATTCTTCAACTCATTCGGTTTGAAGTTGAACTTCTTGGCCTTGATCCACTCGGCACGGGCCTTTGCCGTCTTCAGGGAATTTATATTCTTTTGAGCATTTGCGATTCGGTTCGCACTTGTCGCCTTGACCTTGGGACTCGGCGACTTGAGGGTCTGAATAAGGTTTCGAACCGTCTTGCGATTATTCGCATTCAGTTCTTTCCAATAATTTTTGAAACCTGACACAATCTCTTTGCGGCGTATAGTCCGAGGGCTGTTCAGAGGAATCGGCTTGGGAAGAGGCGGTGATCCCTTCCTTGGATTATTTTTTAAAAACTTTGAAAAAGAATTTTTATTAAATCTGTATCCAGCGGTCCTTAGGTTTGACATCTGCTGGTTCAGTGCCAGATTTGATATATTTTTCGGAAGGCTATCAAAGAACTCTTTTCCGAGCAAAGGTCGGTTCTTCGCCTTTTCACGCGCACGGGCATGCTTGATGGCAGCGATATGCGCTGGTGGAAGTTTTGCCCATGCGCCTTCTCTCAACATTAGATTTAAATTCTTACTTGAAACAAACGCACCTCCGACGGGAGTCTTGGTCTTCTTGTACTTGAGCCGACACACGGGGTTGATCGCATCCACATATGAATTTTTGCTGTATAGGACAAAGTTATATCCGATGTAATTTATCTGCCCACCTGCGAAGAAGTCATAGGCCCGGGAAACATCTTCATCAAGAACCTTTTTGAGACTGTTAAATTTCCACCAATCACAGGGGAATGGTTTGCGCTGGTTTGAATCAAACAGATAGCCCTTTCCGTTACACATATAGCCGGTAACCGCGTGCCAAGAATGTTTTGTTTTATTTAGAGCGTTTGTGTTGGCTATGGTCACGGAGCAAGACATGAGAGAGTAAGTCTTGGGTCTGAATTTAGGAACTTCTATCATACGCTTCTTTTTGCTAGGCAATACTACAACAAAATGAGGCCGTTTTAAAGAGTCCAGTGTGGGTAAGTGCGCGTTTTCATCCGCAACGATATAGTCCGTAAGGCCAAGATGCTTGAGGACCTTGGGAAGTTCCTCTCCCGGTAGAGCCCCCTCGGCTCCCTTGTGTGCCTTGGCTACAGTTCCGGCAAGACTGGCCCCACCGAGCACCTGCCCCGACCTGCCCATCTTGACCGAGACAGAACGCGGCCCCGACCTGAAGCACAGGTACTGATCTAAAAATTTATAAAAATATATTCTTTTTGTTTTGATAATGTCAGCCCTGAGTGGACATGGGGCGTCTATGCCGTCATCAAAGTAGGCCTTTTCGGCAACGTCAAGTCCCTTGTAAAACTTTTCCAAAGAGGCGAAGAGTATCTTCTGACCCGCATCGGACAGAAGAAACCCGTTTATTATGCTGAAGAACCAGCAGGTCCCGCGGGTCTGGATCGCTCCATTCCCGCAACTCATCTACTTTTATTTATTATTATTATTTCTTTTGCGCTTGGCACCTGTTACCATGACATTCAACTTGTTTGCATGGTTAATAAGATTTTGAAAATGTTTATTATTTAGGCGGGGCTTGAAACGTTTGATAACGGCGTTACGCCCATATATACCGGTTGCCATGTTCACGTTATTCTTAGCCTTCTGAAGAGTCTTGAAGCTCTCTGCATAGGCGGTCAGTGCTGGACGATTTGGCGAAGGGACTTTGGCGATCATGTTTTTATTTACGCGCAGGTGTGAATTTACAGCCATCTTGGCACTCTGAAAATTTAGAATATTCATTTCCATAAGAATCTGGCGGGCTCTGGAGGGCGCAATAGTACCGTTGGAGACCTGGGCCCAGGTGGCTGGCCTTCTGTTGGCGGTCTTAGGCCGAACGGCCGTCTTGACCCTACATACCATACGGACCCTCGAGACGGTCGCATCCTTCGTCCATACCATAAAGTCTAATGTCGGATCTATATCTGGAATTCTGTTGTTGTACCCGTGAGCAACACGACGAATAACGCGGCGGAGGTCATTGGGGTCCCACCATCTACAGGCAAACTTGCGTTGCTGATTTGAGTCATATAGATAGCCATGATTTCCAGAGACGTAAGCGGCTATGGCGTGCCTTACTTCGCCAGCCATCATAGTCAGAGCCGCATGACTTAGACTAAACTTGAATCCAGAACGCTTCAGAACCCTAGGTATCTTAAAGAGACGGGCGTCCAAGGCCTGAATTATAAACTGCTTATTTGGAGCTATTTCACCTCCCACGTTTCTGGTCATCATATCCTCCCTCTGATATTTGTCGCCAAGTCCAATACTTCGAAGAATGGGGAATATCTCACCGCGTGGATAAGCCCCGCCTTCGCGGAAAGAGTTTCTAAATGCGTTATTATTATTCCATTTGTTGATAACCTTGAGTAGGTTCGGGCTCGTACCAGCTTGTATTGGAACCTGACGATTGCTCCTGTACTGACATACATACTGATCTATAAACTTCCAAAAGTGAAGCTGGTAATCTGTCCTGTGCTTTGCTGGGCAGCCTTCGGCCGCAGGAGTCATGAAAAACGCGCGTTCGCTTTGCGTGAGACCATTATAGTACTCAGTCATGCGCTTGTAGAGTATGGCCCGACCCGAGTCACTCAGTATAAAACCATTCAAGATTGTGTAAAACCAGCAGGTCCCATGGGTCTGAAGGGGGCCTAACATCTATCAGTAACAACTAAAATCTTCCTGTATGCGAGGGACGGCGCAGTTGGTAAACCGCTTAGATATCTTGCCCAAGCACTCATTTGTGTGCTCCCTCAGGTTCGTGAAAGCCTGTATGGCCACTTCACAGTTGCCATTGTCAATGAGGTTCCTGAATAGGTCAATAGTCACGGCCTGGTACATCTCCAGAACTTGGCGGATGGCCCCCTTCTTTTCGTTCGCCTTTTCGCGTTGCTGAAGTTTCTTCTTGAAAATTTCTTCCGTAAAATCTTTGATCATAAATTTGACGCGTAGGTCGCGGTTCCCTGCTGCCCTATCATCGGCTATGTACCGGCCCTGGACGACCCACTGTATGTGTGTATGGTTCCGGTGTATGTTCCAGAGCATCTTCTGGGTCGTGGTTCGTGTGTCTGCGCTCCACCGCGTCGACCCCTGTGAGCCTATGAGCACCCGCAAGTGTTCAATTCCAGGCAGGCCGCCACATGGCACATCCCCTGGTTCGCGGGGAAGGGTTCCGTTGGCCCGCATCCACTCATAGTAGTGAGGATTATGGACCCGGTGCTCTTCAATGCGCCCGGTGTTCCATGAAAAGGCCGTGTAACACTGAGTACACCACATCTGGTCGCACCCATTGATCTTGAATATCATTGATGCACACTTGGGGCAGTTGCGCGAGTCCTTAGCGAGGAGTTGTGCTGTAGCGATATTGGCGGGGTCGCACGTGTGAGGCGCGTCACGGTCCAGTCCCTTGACCTCGTGACAGTCGGGGCAGGCCCAGATCTCACACAGGCCACACTTCCAAGCAGTGCTCAGAAAGCCACTACAGTCATTGGCTGGACAAGCCCGGACAAACTGGCGCTTGACCTGCTGAGCCACGCGCACGCCACCATTGGTCCAAGTCTGTTGGGCATGTAGGTGGTATGATATATCGCACTCAAATATGCGCACAACTTTAGACTTTTCGATAATCATTCCATATCTAATTATTTCAGCCTCCAGGTCATTCGTAACGCCGTGTTCGATCGCCAAGGGACCGAGGGGAAGTGCATAGATCTTGGCCATCTCTGCCCGGACCTCTTCAACCTTTTTCTGGATTTCTTCAATCTGCTTGGCGTGAAAGCGCGCCTTCTTCTCAGACTCTACATAAGGTTGTGTCTCAGGCATCAGACTGCGCTCGCGCTCAAATAGCAAAGATTCACGGCGCGCCTTCAAAGTATTGTTTAAAAACTTATTTGAAAAATTATCATGGAGTGTCTCGCGGGACCACCCCTTTTTGCAGTTCATACAATGAGGGTCCGATGAGTGGCCGAGAATATAGGTCTCGGCACATGTCGCACACTGATTGAATGGACACCATGGACAAGCGACCTTGGCCCTGGTCGACTTGTTGAACTTTTCTGTGCACACGTCACAACTCATCTTAATTTATTTGAGGTTCTTTTCTTTAGAAAAGAGATTCTTGAGTTTCTGCTTGGGGTCGCGCGCGTGCGGAGGTATCCATTTGGGAGGAGGCGGGGTCTGCTTAGCCGCCAACGCATCATCTTCATCGGCCATGTCTGCCCAACTAATCTTTTTTTCCGACATTTCTATTTACGGCAGGCAAACGTTTATTTACAGCCTTGATAACCTTCTTCTTCGTTTTACCTCCCGGCCAGCGCCTATCAATCTCTTTTTCAAGTTCGGCCGCGTGTTTCGTATACCATTTGCGCTTTTCAACAACTTTTCCAACGTCTTCTTTTGAATAGCCAATTTTGAAAAGTTCTGGTACGGGTATGAGGGCGCCATATTTTCTGAAAGCGATATTGAAAAGATCAATATCAACATTCGTGGCGATTTTTGGCGGCGGCGGCGGCGGCGGCGGGCGAGGAGGGTTGGCCTTGTGCCATTCTTCACAACGAGCAGTATATTTCTCTCTAAATTCAGGAAGCATTCGGGCCACGACAAAACGCCAATCTAGTGGAGGCCTCCACAGGGACTCTGGAGGGGGGACAAAAGGGGTGGGACGAAGCAGGCGCGCGAGTTCTACATTGGACAGACTCATTTAGTTAATAGAAGATTATGTCTTTACACTACTCATCATCGTACTCATCATCTGACTCGGCGAGCATATCCTGCTCAGCCTCGCCGGGCATCACTATCTCGAAGTCCTCCTCTTCCGCTAGAGCCGAACCGTGCGACTCGCACAGCTCGCAGTCCTTGACTGACTCGGCGCTTGGCGGGTGGCTATGAGTCGGCTCGACCTTTGTGGGCTTGGCCACCTTGACCTTTGGCTCCTTGGCCGGCTTCGGCGGCTTCGGCTCGGCATTCTGGGCCAGGTGGCGCTTGCAGAAGCACTCGCCCTTGAGTGCGCTGAAGCTGCACGGACCCTTCTTGGCCGTCTGGGCCTGGCACTTGTTGGCGCCCTCGACTGTCACCTTGGCCTTTCGGACCTTTGGCACCTTGATAGCCTCCTCAGCAGCGCCCAGGTACTTGGCTTCCAGCTCAGCGAAAGGGATCTTGTAATCCTCAGCCACCTTGAGCAGGAAGACGCGGTCACGCTCACGGACAAGGGCATCGCAGGCAAGGGCAAAGACAGAGGCAGCCATGTTTGTGTTGTTTGTTGGTTTGAGAGTCTCCTGCTCAGGCTCCTTGGGCACAGAACCTGTTTCCTCCTTGGCCTTCTTGACCTTGGGGGCCTTGGGAGTCGTCCTGGCGATGTGCTCCTGCAGTGCAGCGTCGGCAGCCAGGGTGAAGTAGCTGGTTGAAGCCATTTTTGTTTGTCTAGAGGTCTGTTCGGTGCCGGCCCTTGTGCACTAAACCAAGTTTTTTAGAATTCGGTTGGCCGAACGTGCTCGAGCCTCGGCACTGGGCAAGTGGCCTGTTCGAATCTTATTCAGCAGAGCCCGGGCCTTGAGGGTCAAAGGAACAATATTTTTATAATCTTTCGGATGGCGAGCAATGACACGGGACATTTGATCAACACGGGCCGCATTTTTCTGACCCTTTTCCATCTTTTTACCCGTCAGTGGATTTCGTTGCTTCACGACCCCCTTGTGGACAAAGGACCCTGACAGAATCGCAAGAGTATCTATAAATTGGTACTTTAATTGCTGTATAGGAATTCCAAATGCTCCAGAAAACCGCTTGCTAAGCCAGGAGCGAGACGCCCCAGGGTACAGTGCGAGTGCCGCATCGGCAAGATCGACTACCTGTTTTCCCATTACGATCTGCCAGTTGTGAACAAGATATGTCCTGCGCTTTGTTGCTGGCACCTGTAGGCGGGGCGCGATGGTCCCTTGGCCAAGGCGATTCAGGCGGAAAGTGGCGCGGGCTCCCTTGTAGTTTCGGTTAATGAATGCTACAAATCCAGTGATATGAGCAAGCATAAATTTGCGCATAGCCTCGGCCTTGCGCTTAAGGGACGCCATGCTCTTGAGCGGCTCGGATACGGCGAAGCTCATATCAAAATCAGTCGTCCCACGAATAAGCCGAGGAATCTTTCGCTTCAGGCCCCGAAGCAAGAGGTTGACCGCTTGGCCTCCCGTACAAAATACTGTAAATTCTTTTGAAGTTTTTAGCAATCCCCTGTGACGCTTGCTATACTCAAGAAAAAGTCTAGAAATTGTTTGCGGAAAAAGAAGGACCCGACGGGAGGCGACCGGAAGGCGGTCATGGGCCCGCTCAATCTTCTGATATGCATTAGTCAGCATAATCTCAGAGTTGAAATGACCTTCGTGAAAAACGGACCGCTTGTTGGCTGCATAGTACCCGTCGTACCCGTGTTTGATCAGAAACTCTCTTGAAAAATACATGTCGAGGATGCGGTTCAGCTCGGTCCACGAGGCGCGCTCGCCCCGGCCCTTGGCGCCCTTGGGCAGATTGTTCGGGCCAGCGTGCTTTGCGAGTTTTTTGATCTGCACGGACAGGGTGGTGTTTGTGCCAAAGGCGAGCTGGAGACGGCGCTTGGTCCGAAAGTCGAGGTCCGGGCCCCGCAGAAGGATCCGGATATTGTCGTGGGTCATATTGAAAAGACGGAGCGTCTTCTTGACTCGGTAGCTGCAGACGTTGCCGTACTGACGCGCCTGTTCTGGGCGGTCCGTGAGATAGAACGCGCGAAGGTCCTTGAGAAGAACATCACAACTTACGGGAAGGCCCTTGTAGAGTATAGTCCCTGATGGCACTATCGTCTCGGAGAACGACATCTACTCTATTTAGAGATTAAAAATACAATTTACTCATGAAGGTCATAGTCAGCCTCACAAGCACGCCTCCGCGGTTCCCGCACCTGGCACCCATTCTCAAGAGTCTTTGCGATCAGACATGTCACGAGGTATGGCTCAACGTGCCCCGCAAGTACGGTCGCTGGCCCGACTGGGACGGGCACATCCCTGAAGAGATCTACGCAATCAGCCCAAAGGTGCGCATCAATACCGAGTGCGAGGATTTCGGGCCGGCGACCAAGTTTATCGGGCCGGCCCTCAAGCTCTTGCATGAAGACCTCATAGTATATCTTGACGATGACACTGCCTACGACCCTCGGCTCGTGACGAACCTCCTCAAGTGGCAGAGGACGGACCCTGGGAGCGCGTGGGGCCTTTCCGGGTTCACCTTTGAAAACTATTTCAGAGGGAATTATCCTCGCCAGCACGGACAGCCGGTCGATGTGCTCGAGGGCTACGGTGCCGTCATAGTCAAGGCTGAGTGGATCCAGAGAGTCCTGCCAGAGTTTCGCGAGTTGCTCACGGTCACCTGGCACGACGACATGATCCTGTGTAACCTTTTGGAAAATGAGGGAATCACACGAAGGACTGTATTTACACCAGAATGTAACGTAAGTCAGATTCGCCAGTTTCAGTACGGCTTTGAGGCCGATGCCCTTCACCACGTGGCCGGAGGCTCTCACTCGGAAAACAATAAAAATATTTTAAAAGTTTTTGAAGATAAGGGCAAGCTGTACTATAAATACAAATCATGAGTCAACTTGGAGTAGACGAGTTTATACTGGCGGTTTCGGCGGGCCCTGGTTTTTACGTCGATGTTGGTTGTCACGATGGGGAAAATATAAGCAATACAAAGTTACTTGATGAAAAGGGCTGGAAAGGCATCTGCATAGACTGTTTTCCCGTGAACTTTGAAAACAGGACGGCCAAAGTTGTGAAGGCTTGCGTGTACTCAAATAATGACGAGGAAGTTGTTTGATTACTCCGTAGAAGACCCTGGATGTTCCGGGATATCTGCCGAACTGGGCAAGCACAAGAATCGCCTTTATGAAACAACTACAATTGTCAAGCATACTTTTAAGACACGGACACTCGAGAGCATACTCGACGAATGCGGGGCGCCGTCTCACATCAACTATCTTTCGATGGACATAGAGGGCGCCGAGTTCGAGGCCCTGCGCGCATTTCCTTTTCACAGATACACATTTGAGTTTATTTCTATAGAACACAACTTTGAAGAGCCCAAGAGATGCCAGATTCGCTTTTTACTCGAGTCCAAGGGATATAAATACTACAAGGATATAGACGTTGATGATATATACTTAAGAAAGTGTTAACTATGTATATAAATGCTCGTAGACACTTTCATGTTCTATAATGAGCTGGATATTCTCGAGCTTAGGTTGACCCTCCTTGACGAGTACGTTGACCGCTTCGTGCTGGTCGAGTCAGAGGTGAACCATGTGGGCGGTCCAAAGGAACTCTTTTTTCATAATAACAGGGCCAGATTCACAAAGTGGCTTGACAAGATTGAGCACGTGATAGTGACGGCCGAAGAGTCGCCCAAAGATGAGAACCCTTGGTGCCGCGAGAAGTACCAGCGCGAGTGTATTCTGCGCGGCCTCGAGCGCATGTCGTGCCCCGAGCAGTCTATTGTTATGGTGAGTGACCTGGACGAGATCCCGGACATGTCGAAGGTTCCCTATGAGAAACTGCCTCATATCGTCACCTCCGTCCATATGTGGATGTTTGAGTACTCGCTCAAGTTTCTGTTTACTGGCGAGGCCTGGTTCGGCACGGTCATTACGAATTATGAAATCTTCAAGCGAGTGGGTCCGAATTATCTTCGGGACAATCGCTGGAAGTTTCCGTATATCCGAGAGTCTGGCTGGCACTTGAGTAGTTTCGGGACGCCTATGCACGTCTGGAACAAGATGCAGACGTATGCGCACGGCAAGGATGCGCATCACGCCACGCAGACCCCTGAACTCTTTGCAGAGTGGATCGCGTCGGGCACGCACACGGACGGCAAGACTCAGCTGATACCTAGACCCGACTGGGTTCCTCTACCCGGATCTCGCGAAGTTCTACAGAGACTTGGTCTCTTGTGAGCCCCATGAGACGCCCCTTGCGGCGCAAAAGTTCCTTGACGTCGTCCACGTGAAGCCACCTTAAAAGTGCCTTTTTTTCTTTTATATTGTTTAGAGGATTCCTATCATCAAGTTTAGCCTGGCAAACAGGCCAAGTGACGGCCCGTAGCTCGGCGAGTTCTCCCTCCACATTCCCGAGGCGCTCAAGAATGTGCTTTTGAAAGTCGTCCATTTTACATATAGCAACCAATATCTTTAGTGTTGCACTCATAGTTGACGCAGACGGCAGCACCGAGGGCCAAGAGGATCCCTAGCCACTGAACCCAGTGCTCGAATTTTTCCCCAAATACGAAATAGGCAACTATGGCTCCTCCTATGACAATCATCGCCTCCCACATCACGCAGGTCCACATCATACTCTTTCCGGCAAAGCTCCTTATCAGAAAGAATATGACACTCACATAAGCCACAAGGCCCATGGTCAAGTGGTACTTGTCCTGGTTTTCACTGAACCACTTGAGGTGGGTATTTCCAAACAACTCGGACAAAGTCATCATGAAAACATTGAAGACTGTCATCTATTCTTGCTGAGCATAAAAAAATAAAGCGTCTAGAGGAGAATGAAGGCGGCGCTTGTAACAGGCGTCACAGGTCAAGATGGGTCGTACCTTTCCGAGTTTCTCCTAAATAAAGGATATACAGTGTATGGATTGTGCAGATACTGCTCTGAAAAGAAACGTTCGCGTCTAACACATCTCCTTTCTCACAATGAGTTTCACCTCATGGAAGGCGATCTGACGGATACTGCCCGAATTAACTCCATAATTAATTCTTTTGAGCAATATGACTCTCTTGAAGTGTACAATCTGGGAGCTCAGTCTCACGTCAAAGTGTCCTTCGACCAGCCCGAATATACCGCAAATGTCGATGCGCTCGGGACCCTGCGCATTCTGGAGGCTATTCGTCAGTGCGGATTTTCTCAAAAGGTGCGATTTTATCAGGCAGGAACGTCTGAAATGTTTGGAGCGAGCAAGCCACCCCAAAGTGAGACGACGCCTTTTTATCCAAGGAGCCCTTACGGGGTCGCCAAACTCTATGCATATTGGATAGTCAAGAATTATCGCGAGTCTTACTCAATGTATGCGTGTACGGGTGTTCTTTTCAACCACGAGTCTGAGCGCCGCGGGGAAGAGTTTGTAACTCGCAAGGTGACTCTGGGTCTGGCCGAGTACTTGAAGACAGGTAAGGTTCTAGAACTTGGAAACCTCGATTCGGCGCGGGACTGGGGGCACGCACAAGATTACGTGGAGGGTATGTGGATGATGCTCCAGAGAGAGTACCCAGATGACTTTGTTATAGGAACTGGAGAGACTCACACTATTCGCGAGTTTTTGGAGTTGGCAGGTAAGACGGCTGGTCTAAATGTTACGTGGTCTGGATCAGGAGTTGATGAAGAGGGCCGTGATTCCAATGGTAATCTCTTTGTCCGTATCAACCAGGAATATTACCGACCCGCCGAGGTCGACAACCTTCGCGCAGACCCTTCACGGGCCCGTCTCATTCTGGGCTGGGCTCCGAGTATTTCTTTTCAAGAACTAGTAAAGAGAATGATGGAGAGCGACCTAAAGCTAGCGGGCATCGTATCACCATGACGTGGCTTTTTGTAGGCCCGAGACTTTTGGCTGGTATAGGTCAGGTCACGAAGCGCTACGCAGACTTGACTGGTGGCGACTTTGTTGAGATGGGCCAGAGTCCTCCTTGTCCTCAGTATGACACTGGATTTGCTTTCGTGTTGCCGTTTGAGCAACAACTTGATCTAGTCGATAGATACAAAAAATTCTGTAAAAAGTTTATTTACATGACTATCTGCGAGACTGAGACGGTCCACCCTTTGTATGGGATGCTTGTAGACCGATACAAGACGCTCTATGTCGCCTCTGAATTTTGTCAAAAAGTTTTTCAAAAACAATTTCCACATGGAGACTGGAGGATCCTACATCTCCACGCACCATCTGTTCCGCAGAGTGTGCCATCTCACTCCTCTACCTATACCTTCTACACTATAGGAAACGTGAATGATCCCCGGAAGAATATCAAGGCTCTTATTCAGGCCCTTGAACATTGCCCAGATGCGCGGTTACTCATCAAGGCGACGTGTCTACAAGAGGTCAAAATTGACCACCCACGGGTAACGGTCATAAATGGCCTGATATCTGATGAGCAGATGGAGAATATACACAAGCACGGGCACTGTTACGTCAACTGCTCACACTCCGAGGGGGTCGGAATGGGGGCCGTGGAGGCTGCCATGAGAGGCAAGCCCGTGATCATCACTGACTACGGGGGCCTCAAGGAGTACGTAAGGACTCCTTTCGAGGTGAAGTGTGACCTGGGCCCTATTGGATTTGATGACTTTCTATTTACCAAGGACCTTGTATGGGGCCATCCAAGATTTGATGATCTCGTCAATCACATGAAACACTGTTACGAGAATCGCATCACAAAATGGGTCCATCCTCACACCCTGGGGCTCATGGACTCCATCACAGACGAACTCTCAGGAGCCAGCCAGTAGTCAGCCAGGAAAATGACGATGGCCAGCACGAGGGAAGAGTTGAGCAGGAAACCATCCTGAGTATTTAGATACAGAATTGTATCATCAACAATCCCTATTCCGATTGGCTTCTTTACCACCTTGGTAAAGACGCGAACCAGGAGAAAGTTTATAAAGAGGGCCGTGGCTATAAGGTTCCAGGGACCCTCCATGTATTATTAGCACTTTTAAAATATAGGCCAGTCTCAGAATGTTTGACATTAAGCGCCTGGCACAGAGACTGAAGCTTCACAAGGTTGAAGGAACGGTGGTACACCATTGTGCCATTCTTGTGAAGATCCTTAGGGCCGAAGAGATAAAGGCTCGCATTGTTCACGGATACGCTATAACTCCTGGAGAGATATGCGAGCACTATTGGGTCCGTGTAGAGCCCGAGGGCCTGGATATGGATATAGGATGGGAAGTGGCCTGCCTGCAATCTCCCGAGTTGTCTGATATGCGCATAGTTCTGGCGGAGGAGTTTCCAGAGGGACTGAAGGACAAGGATGGGAAAGAACCCGAGGTGCTCCGACAACCTCATAACAAGGACCTTCTCGATCTCTGGGAGACTGACCCCAAGACTTTCTGGAACGAGGCCCCAAAAGGAGTAAAGAGTTTTCGCTAGACAAAGACTATCTTCTCAACGAGTTCAGGGGGGAGATCCTTCTTGACCCTGGAAAAAAACATCTCAAATACAGGATTCGAGTTCTTGATTTCTATGCGATCAAGAAACGCCTCCTCATCAGACCGCAGAGTATACAAGAGATTCACGAGCTGTGAACTCGTCTGCGGATTGAGAGCGCTAATCCCAACCCCCTTGAGGTTAAGAATCATAATCTCACGGAGGTTCTTTTCGCGAATAAAGTTTTCAACATTCTCGACGATGGGCTTGAGTCCTTTGGCAAACTCCTCCGCCTCGGCGGGATTGCTTGGCTGCTTCTTCAGGTACTCATTGCCTAGGACCTCCACGTATAGGTACTTGCCCTCTGGGTAGAAGCGGAAGATTTCAGTCATTTGTGCTACTAATAATAGACTTGACCTTTTTAACAGAACTTTTTCGCAGTCAAGAGTAGAATGTTCCATGCCGTGCGTTTGTTCGGCGTGGCTTACGCGTCAGCATTGACCTTTGTTGCCGCGTGGCTCTTCTCGACCCTGCTGGATAAACTGACACCACAGCGTAGACAAGAGCACTCGCGTCTTCGGGCATTTCTTGAGATCTGTACCCAGTTTGGCCTAATAGGTATAATAGGCTTCCTCAGCCGCGGCTTAATAAAGAAGATTCCTTTTCCTTTTGATGGCGCCTCTGGATATATACACTCGCAACTCAATGAGCTCAGGACCCTGCCACTCTTCGTGTTCATCTTCATGTTCTTTCAGGTGAAGACCCAGGAGAAGATGCGGTTCCTGATGGGGAAAACTTGAAGCACTCCCAGAGATGGCTCGTTCGCTTGCTAATCTTTGAAAATTCATCAATTGTATAATTATCTCCCATGGAGCGGTTGCACTTGGCACAGATCGGACGTAGATTGTCTATGCTCAGAGTTCCGCCCTTACTCTCGGGAATATTATGGCCGACCTCGAAGGCAAAGGGGGTCATCATATTCTCACACCACGTCACAAGGCACTTGTGCTTGAAGTGCTTATCTCCGCACCAGAGCAGCCAGACCTGCTCTCTCAAGGCTCCAGGGATCTTCGCCTTCATAAGCGTTAAAGACGACCATTCTTTAAATCAAAAATGGAGAATACGTGCCACTTCGTCGGAAGTCGCGGCCTCCTCAAGTCGTGCGATTTCCACTCGCATGAGCCCCGCTCGAGTTGGGCCCATGACTATCAGTACCTGATCGAGATGGTCAAGGGACCCAATATGTATAACGGGATGTCTATTTACCTCTGCACGGACATGGTTCCCTTCTTCTTCATTCAGATTTTGCCAAAACTAAAACATAATTTTTTTATTGTTTCTGGAGACTCGGACGCGACCGTGCCGGGTGGCCATGTGGATATATGGCATGGAAAGTCTTACCCCCTTGAAGAGGCCCTGTGTCGAGCACTCCTCGACAGCCCTCTGCTCATCAGGTGGTTTGCCCAAAATTGCATCTTAGAGCACCCCAAGATTCAGCAGATCCCTATAGGGCTCGACTATCATACGATAGCAAGCGATCCGAGCAAGTTCTGGCGGGCTCCTCACGAGGGCTATCTGCCGCGTCACCAAGAGGCCCTTCTCAGAAATGTCCGAGACTCTGCAGGGACGCGCATAAACAAGATATTCGCACACGTTTCCCTGACGGCGGCGCGTCAGGAGGCGCTCGACCAGATTCCAGCCGACTTGGTCGACATCAACACCACAACAATGCACAGAACCCAGGTCTGGGAAGAAATGGTCCGGTACAAGTTTGTCTTTTCTCCTTATGGAAACGGCCTGGACTGCCATCGGCACTGGGAACTCTTGTGCCTTGGGTGCATACCGATCATGCAATCAATAGGTTCGAATGAAATGTTCAAGGATCTTCCCGTCCTCGTGATCGACAAGTGGAGTGACCTGACACGCGAGATGCTTGACTCCTTCAAACATGAAAAAATAAATTTTAATAAACTTTTTCTAAAATATTGGGTCGACCAGTTTGCACCGCCGCCTAAAGATTTTGCATGAATAGTTTTTACATGAAGCCCGTAATCCTTGTGGCGAGCATAACCCGTGACAACGAAAAACACTGGGAAAAGTTTGTGAATCAGATGAAGACGAGTATAATTCCTTTGAGAAATGAATTTAATTTTTTGTTTTCTCTTTACGAGAATGACTCTACGGACAGGACCAAGCAGCTCATGGAGGACACTGACTGGTCTTTTTTTGAAGAGGTTGCTCTGACGCGCGAGAACCTCGCCCTGCCAAAGTACACGGGAGGCACAGACGCCGAGAGGGTTCAGAACCTGGCTCTGGCCCGTAACAAGTGCCTTGAGGCTAGTGGCTTGTTCAAGAAGGCCGATTGGGTTCTTTTTCTCGATTCAGATGTGGAGTACACAACGGACATCTTTGAGAAGATCATTCGGCACGGAGGTCTCGAGTGTGACATATTTTCCGGGATAACTCTGACCAAAGATACTCAGGTCCTCTATGACCACTGGACGACACGGTACGAGGAGACTCAGCGCCACGCACCCAACTATGATCTACAGACGGGCCTCAAGGAGATGTGGGTGACGGCCTCGGGTATGGTGCTCCTGAGAGCCAAGGGGTTTCACGATGGCATTCGTTTCAGTCACATCAACCCTCACGACGGGGATCGTGACTGTGAAATGGCCGTCATCAACCTCCTCTACAGAAAGGCTGGATACACGCGCATCTGGGCCGATCACTCAATAAATCCTACTCATTATCAACCAAATCTTATTATGTTTGCTATTCAGGCGGGCCCGGGCGCCGAAAAACTCGGAAAACACATCCGCGAGAGGGTCTGGCACACGCACGACGTAGTGATTGTCGACGGATCTTTAGTCCCAACGCGCGAGTATGTGTTCGAGTTACAGGCGGACGAGATGCCCTCTTTGATACTCATAGCGAACCTGGCTGCAAACGACTCGCCTATTCTGAAGAGCAAGCCCGGGCTCGTGCTTATTGATAAACTGACTGTTAATATGCTTGGAAACAACACAATAGAAACGGTGCGGCGCATTCAGCGGCGTGATCGGCAAGGAGCGATCATGCAGTTGAACGGGGACATAAATTATATGATTTACAAAGTGAACTTTTGAAACGCTCCCAGCAGGGTTCGAACCTGCGACATTGAGGTTAACAGCCTCACGCTCTACCGGCTGAGCTATAGGAGCAAGGGAACGCGCGTTCCCAGCCGTTTTTAGAGAGGTGGCGCCCCCTCGCGTCTGACTTGTGTGAGACCAGCGGAGCTACAATCCGATGCGCTACCACTGCGCCAAAGTTAGGTCGAACTTGGGGCGTCCCCCGGGGGTTTCCCTTAGAAACCCAGGCCGTTTTTTACGAGGTGGCTCCCCCTCGAACTCCCCCCAGATGCGGTCCGAATCACTCGTCCCTACATCGTAAAGATCTTCTTCACCTGGCTTACCTGCGTTCGGCATCCTGGACAGCGCGGCCTGTCAGCCTGACGAGCACCCGACCTCGCCCAACAGGGCGTGCATACCACGTGGCCACAAGGGTCGATGAATAAGTCAACAAGGCGTTCAGTACAAATAAAACAGGTAAAAGAGGCGTACCTTTCAGCCATCGTGTTGACCAGGACCCGCTGCATCTCGTTCACCTTCCCCATAAGTTCCCTACATTGTAGAGTCAGGGCCGAGGTGCCCTCATCAGACTCGTATTTGTCTAAAAGACTATCGACCATTGCCTTTAACCCCGGATCTGTGAAGCCATCAATAGTCGCACGAAGAAGTTTAACATCTTTAGACTTGTCTTCAAGTTCTGCCATCTTTGAAGAGAGCTCACGGCGTTTTCGAACATAGGCCGCCTTGAAAGTACTCAGGGTCTCCTCAAAGTCGGTCCACTCTCTCGAAAGCTCGCATGGTATAGGATTAAGGGTCGGTTCTGGTTCTTGCAGAAGGTTTTCAATCATGGACCTCGCATCCAGGTACGCAAAATTCATTCAGTAACAAAATAAAAATATCCTTAAGTTAATAATGAGCTTCAACAGTTCTCTGTCTTACAAGACTTATAACCTGGACAAGGTTCTTATTCTCTCGGCCGCCATACTTCTGATAATCTCGGCCCTGCAGGACTTTCTGGATCCCGTCAGGCGGACAAATCCGACGGTCATCATCCAGGCCCTCACCCGTCTGATCCTTGGCCTGTTTATGATTTACTTCTTCGCGACTGTACTTAAACAGTCTTGAATTATTTTATAAGTTAAGATTAATGGCTATCACAGCTGACGCACTCATGGGAATAATGATTGGTCTCATGTTTTTCGCCCTTGGCGTGGCAACAGTAGCTATCGCCAACCGTGGGAAGCAGCAGACGGGTTTTGGCAAGGACTCAACTGGTGAACCCGTGACTACTACTGTCATAGTCAAGGACTATCCAAACATAGTATTTGGATCTATTTTCATAGTACTTTCAGTTACTATCCTGGCGATGACTGGAAGCGCGATTATGGCTTAGGAAAAAAAATGTTTAAAAAACTAAATGATGCACCTCATCGGACACCTCAGCGGCACAGTCATCACTGACGCCACTGATCTCGAGGAGCGCATGGTTCAAGTTGCTCGAGACTGCAACCTGACCGTCGTCTCAAAGGCCTTTCACCAGTTCGAGCCGCAAGGGGCGACTGGCGTTCTGGTCCTGTCCGAGTCCCATTTCTCAGCACACACGTACCCGGAACACGGGCTCGTGTATGTTGATGTTTTCTGTTGTAGTCCAATGTTCGACCCTGACGTGTGTGCAGTGTATCTGGAGCGGCACCTAGGAGGTGAGATTCGCTACCAGAATATTAATCGAGCCATAGAGTAATGGAGAATGCGGCTCGACTCGCCACTCTCAAGACGGCGGCTCACGCGACAGAGTTTGGAAAGATTCTCTTGGCCCTAAGTGCTATTATTGTTACAATAATTGATAGGGACACGAAGCAGTTTGAACAAAAACCCCTTGCTACAACCGCCGAAATCATCCTAGCGGGAGTGGTTGGAGCGGCAGCCTTTGTGTGGGTCCGCAAGAACCGTGGAAGGACTGATGAACTAGGAAAGTTCTTTGTGATTTCTGCTGGTATATTTGCTCTTATTCAGATCATATTTGAGCTTTCTGGTTTTAATAGCACTCTCAAGCCGGTTTCTGAACAAGATACTGGCGGGAAAAAGATGGCGGCAATTCAATCAAAAAATGGATATGGGCCATTTTCGTGATTGGTTTCCTTATAGCAATATGCATAATGATATGTGCGCACGATTGGCCTCCCAAGAACTACGCAACTGGGGGCGCTATGCAGTACAATTTTAAAACAGAACTTTTCGTAATGGGTCTCAGTGGGGCAATACCCGCAATACTCGTGGCGTGGGACCGCGATCCGACGGCTAAATCTATAGTTGAAAATGTTGGGGTGAACTTTGTAATGATGGGGGTAATACACACTGTTCTCCAACTCACTGGATTTTATCGATATCTATTTACTGCGTCCCCAAGAAACGTATAGAAGGGTGCAGGCGCCAATCGAGGCCTGGGGTTGGGGGATCTATAGGGATGGGACGCGGGACCCCTGGGGCCCACGCATACATATCGTGGGGAACCAACTGGGTATAGGGACTCACGTTCTTGTACAGGAGTACAAGAGCCAACACAATCAGGAGAATGAGCAGTGGCGTCATTTAGTACTTGCAAATATTAGTTTCGACTCCAAGAACCTTGATCGTTCTTGGGGCCGAAGCCCGTCTCCAGCGCATAGAGCACTGGTACATTGTATAATAGATATAGGAGGAATCAGTTTGAGAACGCAAGGCCCCCCATCCCGCTTTGTATGCGCAGGATGTTGTAGTTCACCGCGAACAGCTTCTGCTGGGGAGCAGCGCCGGAGATACCGCCCGCCTTGATCGACACGGCCACCTGGGCGTTATCGATGCGCGAGAAGTTGCAGGTGCCGGTGGGCTGGTGCTCCTCGGGCTGCAGAGCGAAGGAGTACACGTAGATGCCGGGGTAAGGGCAGCCAGAGTGGTACACGAAGGGCTGGTACTGGTTGAAGTACTTGCCCAGCTGCTCCTTGAAGCGGTCCTGGCCGTTGAGGATAATCTTGAACTGGTTGAGCGGGCCGGTCTCGTACATCGTATCGATGTAACGCACACCGGAGGCGCTGGAGGGGTAACCCTCCTCAATCCAGGTGAAGGTGTTGGCCTGGCCCTGGGTAAGCATACCAGTCGAGCCCGACACTAGGCCCACATCGCCACGGGGAGGCAGGCCACCAGGTCCGTTAAAGTACAGGTGGGGCACACCAGACAGGTGGGGCAGAACGAAGTTGTTGGAGTTGACATAGGCTGCGGTGTTAACCGTTACCTGCACGTTCTGCGTGCCAGTCGAGAAGTTCCACAGGGCGTTGAGGTTGGCCGTGGTGGAGGCGTTGGGGTTTACGTAGCACCACACGAACTCCTTGACTGGGTGATTGAAGGACAGGCGGATCAGCTGGAAGGTGTCGTAGGTGGCGGTCGTGGAGTCGCCGCCGGTGTGCTGGACCTGCTCGATCAGGTACTCATGGCCCTTCTGGGCGAAGCGGCGGCGCTCCTCCGTGTCCAGGTAGACATAGTTGGCCCAGACCTGGAAGTCGGTGCTGAAGTAGGAGGTGTAGTAGGAAGTCAGGTCGAAATCCAGGCGGACCTCGTGGTACTGCAGGGCAATCAGGGGCAGGTACAGGCCGGGGTTGCGGTTGAAGAAGAACAGCAGAGGCAGGTACACGCGGGGCTGGTTACCGTTGATGTTGGTGCCAGCAATAACGCTCAGCTGAGCACCGGTCGAGACCATCTTTCCCCAGCAGTACTTGTCGGACTCGTTGAGGAAAACCTCCGCATACAGGCGCCACCAGGTCTGGTAGTGCTTGTCGATGCGCTGGCCACCGATGGTCATCTCGATATCGGCCAGGGCGCGCTCGGCGATCCAGCACGTGTCGAACACGTTGTTGTTTGAGGTCGTGTTGGCTGTAATTGGGAGCAGGCTCACATACATGTTGCCGACCAGGTCGCCGTTGCGGGCAATGGTCACGGACACACGGCCAGAGTTGGTCGTGGTACCGTTGACGGTCTGCTGGATGTTCTCCATCGCGAAGTTCGTGTGGCGCTTGTACACCGCCTGGAAGAAAGTCACCTTGGGCTGACCCGTCAGATACACATCCTGGGCGCCATAAGCTACGAGCTGCATAAGTCCACCGGCCATTTTGATATACCCCAAGAAAAAAATTGGCGACCAAAAAGCGCCCTGGGAAAAAATATTTGAACATGACAAGAATGTCAACCCCTGCGGCTGCCGCCAATCAGGCCCTGGCGGCCAATCAGGCCCTGGCCAAAATGCCAAACAGTCCTCCTGTGAATGCCGCCAAGAATGCCAACAAGGCCGTAGTGAACGCCGCGGTCCAAGTGGCCAACGCTCAGGCCAAGGCTGTGAATGCTGCGGCCAACGCAACCACCGCGCCGAACAAAGCCAACGCCGCCAATGTCCAGAAGGCCCTGAATGCAGTGAATCGCACCATGAAGAATCTTCAGAACATGCGAGCCAAGGCGGCCAACGCCAACAAGAACGTAGTTCGTTCTATCCTGAATAACAATGCGGCAAATCCTTCCATGTAAATTCCTGGACACTAGTAAAT